CGGTCGATGTGTCCACGGTCGCGTCGGCCACCTCGGTGGTGGCGTCCTCGGTCACGGTGGTGGTGTCTTCGGTCTCCACGTCACTCCTGGTGGCATAGAAAAACCCCAGCACCGGGCCGGGGTTAGGGATGGTTGGTGGGGGATTCCCACTTGACCACGAACGGTACTGCATTGCGCATGCAGTGCGCAACCGCTGGCGTTCGGGTGCGCACTCTCACGCCAGTGAGTGTTCTTTAGGGACGGGTCGGGTCGGGTTGATCGCACAACGCGCGAACTTCGCGCTCTGTTCGCGCGAACATGCTGCGCACTCTTGCGCACTGCGCAGAACTCGCGTACTGTCTACGACATGGCCACCACACTACGCAGCATTGTTGCCCGGTTCGCCCGCTGTTTCGTCATCAATGCGGTGTTCGTCATGGCCGGATTCGCCGGCCTCTACATCGCCGGGACCACGCAGCCCGTCGTCCAGCTCGACGCCCCGGCTGGCGTCCTGGAGTGCTGGAACCCGCACACGGCGCAGATCACCACGGAGGTTGGCGACGCCTGCCCGGTCCCCGTCAACCCCTACCGGTGACAGTGTGCGCTCTCCGTTCGCGCGAACACGTGGCGCACTATTGCGCGGTGCTGCGCACTGCCGTACCATTCCCCGCATGAGCGCACCCCTCGGGTGGGAACGACGACACGACCCCGGCCCCCGCGGCTGGCTCGCACGCTGGTGGGTGCGCAGGCGGATCAAACGCGTCAGAGCAGCCCTAGCCGAACGCCGGCAGTAGCATCCCCCCATGAGACTCGCCCTAGCCGTACTGCTCACTGCCACCCTCACCGGATGCGCAGACACCGCGAATGCCGCACCACAGTGCGCTACCGTCTGGCAGGAAGGGGCCACCCTGTCCGACCCGTACACCGGATGCACCCAGGACGGGAAGACCGTCAAGCCCGCATGGCACGACTGCCCGGCAGGGTCGCCGGCAGAGCGCTACGCAGAACACGACGACGGCACCGCGTACGCCACGGAGGGTGGGCCGGTGGTCACCACGGTGGGCGAGCTGGCCACGATCTGCGACTAGCGCGCAGCGGTCAACGACTCGCGGTTGCGCTTCCTCGGCAGACCCGTGGCAGCCGTGTGATCCTTCACCGCACCCTGCCACTGCTTGACCTTCGCAGCCGCCTGCCGCTTCGCTTCCGGTGTCAACGCCACAGCCTCGAGGCGCTTCCACTCCCGCACCTTCCGCTCCAGCCGGCGCTGCTCCACCTTCTCCGCGTACCCCTTCGGTGACCCCGTGGCGCCCCGCTTGGTCGCGCCCGGCAGGTACGCCGACAGGTTGTGTGTGCAGTTGGGGTGGAACAGGCCAGCTGCTGTGGCCTCAGCCACCGTGCCGTCCACCTTCACCGGCTCCATGGCGCCCGTCACGACGTTGCGCATCAGTGATGCCACCGGGCCACGGGACAGCACCTTGCCCTCCCACGGCCGGCAGGTCTCGCACTCACGGCTGGAGTCGGACACGATCACCAACGGCAGCCCGGCCTGTTCCAACCGGTCCAGGTGGCCCTGCACGGATGCTTGCGCGGTGGTGGTCCGGGTCGCCATTTCGATGTACGTCTGTGCGGCCCAACGCCGGCCCTTGGTGTCCACAAACCCCGTGACGCCACGGCGGGCCAGGTCGTCCAACGCCACCTGCGCATCCTGCAACCGCGTGGTGGCGCCAGTCAACGTGCCCGACACTGCACGCGTCACCGCATCCCGGTACGCATCCTCAGCAGCCCGGACAATCGGCAGGTCCATGGCCTCCAGACGGGACACCTCAGCCTCAGCCAGAGCGCGGATAGCGTGCCCTGCGTCCACGGGTGCCATGTCTGTGGCGTCGACACCCAGCTCGTCAATGTCACCCTGCCCGGTCGCAGCCCCACGCAAGTACGCGGTCTGCAACGCGGCCACCACCTCCACCACCGCGTCAGCCCGGGCGCCGGCCACGATCCTCAACGCGTGACGGCGGAACGCCTGCAGCTCGCCCAGCTTGGCCTCAGCCCAGCCGGGCGCCTCAGAACCGGCCTCCAGGTGGCGTGCGATGAGCTGCAGTATCCGCACCTCGGCGCGGCCGTAGTGCACGGCGACGCGTTCGGCCAGGCCCTCGGCGGTCAGGCGTGACACCGGCATGCGGACCTCACTTCCGGTGGCGTGGTGAATAGGTGGGCTTCACGGGTGCGTTGGTGAAGCCTACGACTGGCCGGGCCTCTGGCATGCTGTCCAGCCGTTCTAGGTCCTCAGGCTCCAGGTACACGGTCGCGGGTCCATCGGACACCACCACGTCGCGGGTGTCCCACGTGGTGCCATCGTCCACCCACCCCTGCGGGATCACAGGCCGGCGTCGTCCGGGACCGGCAACGGCTCACCCTGCCCGGTCTCAGCCAGGATCTTGCCCACCTCAGCGTCCACAGCCGTCTGGTCCCAGTCCGGGTTCACCAGACTGACCCGGGTCTCGATGGACGCAGCCTCAGCGTTGCGCATCGCCAACGCCGTCTGCGCCAACGACATGGCCGACTCCTGCACCCCGTCTGAGAACTCCACCTTGAAGTCCTCCAGTTTGATGCCGGCACCCATGTGGGCGTTGGCCAGCTCAACCTGCGTCTGCAGGTGCTGCCGCAGCTCCGGGGTCCAGTACCGCACCTTTTTGCCGCGCGTCATGTACGACCGGCGCTCATGGGAGTGGACCTCAGCGGCCGTGACCGCACCACCCGTGCCGGACGACAGGGACTGTGTGGAGTACCCGGCAGACTCAATGATCTTGGTCGTCCACGCCTCGCACGTTTCCTTGTGCTCGGCCCACCGAATGTCGAACTGCTGCGCCTGAATCAGCAGACCATCCTTGCCGGTACCCAGGACACCCTGCACAGGCACGTACACCTCACGGTCCAGGTCCACAGACGCGGCCGTGCCAGGGCCAGCGGTGTCCAGGTACTGCGCGGGAACGTGCAGCCGGCCCTTGGCCTGCCGGATATCACGCCACCAGCTGGAGTACGCCTCATCCAACGCGTCCAGGAACGGCTCCACACCCTGCAAGTCAGAGCGGCCGTGGATGCTCCTGCGGTCCTGCCGGTCGGGCAGCATGTTCGGGACATGCCGCACGGTCAGCCGGCCAATGCCCGTGAGCTGCACACCCTCATCGTTCACGACCAGCGCCAGGTACGCGGCGTCCGGGTGCTCAGGCAGCGGCACCACGCGACCCAGGTTCGACCCCGTGCCCGCATACAACCGGTACTCGATGTAACCCGGTGCATGGCGCTCCACCAGCCGGTGCACCGTCCCGGTCACGTGGGTGGGCAGCTCGGTCCACAGCGACACCGCATGCAGCCGACCGCCACGCCACTCCGGGATAGCACCGTCCGGGTGCGCAACCTCGGTCCACGGCAACGGGGACACCTCGGTATCCCACACGGAGCGCAGGTACACGCCACCCAGCCCGGCAGCGACCTCGGCACCCTCGTGCAGTCGGGCGTCCAGTCCCTGCTCCTGCAGGTCAGCGAACATGGCCGCCAGAGTCTTGGACTCGGTGGTGAGCTTCACCGACTCGGAGAACAGCAGATCGGCGGACGTGCCGCAAATGTCGGCCGCCAGGGGAACGTGCAGCTTGGTGCGCTGCTCACCCTCAGCGACAGGGACACCCCACCACCAGCGCGCCACCCTGCCCACGACACCACCCGCGTACTGCGACGGACGGTTGGACACGGGTGCCTGCGACCCGTAGAACGTGGCCAGCTGGTCGGGGTCACCGGAGTACCAGGCGGACCATTCGGCCACTTTGGTGGCGTGGTTGGACGGCGGGGGCCATGGGGTGTTGTTGGCGGGGAGTGCCATGTGTGTCTCCTGTGGCGGGTCGGTTGTGGTTCGGGAGACCCGCCTGGAGTCTTGCCCCGCAAGAATGGTAGCATGCGCGGGTATTGCGCACGCACTGCGTTGCCTGTACGCTGACGACATGGGAAGCCATCGCAGCAGCCCGCGCCCGTCGTCTATGGGCCGCCGTGCTGTCGAGTCGAGTGACGGTCAGGACGTGCACACGGGCTGGTACAAGGTCATGTGCACCTATCAGCGCAGTGGGCGGCGGTCCAGGGCCAAGCGCAGGGACCGGCGCCGTGAGCGTGCGCAGGCGCGAGTGGAGTTGCTGCGCGACCGCTAGGCGGCCAGCGCCAGGTGTGGGCGCCACAGCTGCTGCGTCGTGTGGATGCCATACCGCAGCCCGTCCACCGCGTGGTCAGCCACCTTCATAGGCTTGTCCTCGCCCTTCTCCGTGGCCTTATCGTCCCAGCTGTACGACGGCAGCTCAGTAATCAACGGCTTGCAGGATGAGTGCACCCGGAACCGGTCGGCAGCCATCAGGCTCGACACCGTGCGGATACCGTCCACCACCGCGTTGTCAGCCGGCGTC